CCTGTTCAATGGTAATATCATCGCCCGCGACTGCTGTATCACCAGGGCAATCGACAAGGCCGACCATGTGGACGTGATCAACATCCGCGACAAAAACGGCAAATCCACCTGGCCTGAAAAAAACAGCGAAAAGGATATTGATAAGATTCTTTCGCTGATCAGCACCGCCTCAGCTCAAAAAGAATACTTCAACAACCCGGTCTCAAACGGCGATGTGTTTAAAGAGATGATCTGGGGGAAAGTTCCGGCTTTTTCAAAGTTTCAGTTTCTGGTTGCTTACGGCGACCCTGCGCCATCAAACAATACCAACGGAAAAGGCTCTTATAAGTCAATCTTCCTCATTGGTTTTGCCGAAGGTAAATTCTATGTCATCACCGGTTACCTTGACCATGTTGTGAATGCTGAGTTTGTGGAATGGTATTACAACCTCAAAGACTTCGCACCCGAAAAAATCCAGGTGTACAACATTCTACGAACAGGTGTTTATCCCGCTGTTTGCCGAAAAGGCAAAATCTAAAGGCGCAGTGGGCATCATACCGGATACCCGCCAAAAGCCGGACAAGTTCAGCCGGATCGAGGGAAACCTGGAACCGTTGAACCGGCTCGGCAACCTGGTGTTAAACGAAGCCGAACGGGGAAACCCGCACATGAAGCGGCTCGAAGAACAATTCCTTTTGGTCAACCCACGTCTGTCAGCTCCTGCCGACGGGCCCGACTGTATCGAAGGCGGCGTGTGGATCATCAATCAAAAAATAGCAGCCTTGCAACCAGGCTCCTTTAAAATAGGCAAACAGTGTTATACCAACTCTAAAAAACGTTTTTAACAGCCCCTGCTAACCTCCCCGGTGGGGAGGGACAAGGGACAAAACATACCACAATGAATAGAACAAAAACATTTACATTTCTTTCTCCCCTCCTTCGGAGGGGCTGGGGGAGGCTTTTAGCTTTTTACATCCGGTTTAAAGGATCACCGGTATTTCTCAATAAAGCAATTCGCCGGGCGAAAAAGCTGAACGCGAAAACCGGCAAACGCTACCGGGTTTTCTTCATAAAAAACCGCTACGAAGCGCTCACACGCGAGGACATCCAGCGCCGAAAACATTCCAAAGAATGGGGCTGGCACGTGAACTCGACGAACATGCAGCCACATTGTTTCTTTGACACGAATCACCCCTCCTTTGGAGGGGCAGGGGGAGGCCTGTCATGAGCTATCTAACGAAAGAAGAACTGGGCACGCACTTGTATGCCGAAAATATCGAAGCGATCACCCGGGGCGACGACACGCTGATACTCGCTGCAATCGATACGGCCACTCAGGAAGCGAAGGGCTATCTGGCGGCCTTCGACATTACCGCCATATTCGCCGCAACCGGAAGCAACCGCAACGCCTTGTTGCTAACGTTTGTCAAAGACATAGCCGCCTGGCATCTGATCAACCTGTGTAATGCGGGCTCTGATTTCAAGCTGCGGCAGGATCGTTACGAACGGGCAATTGCCTGGCTGCGGGGTGTGCAAAAAGGCGAGATATCGCCCGACCTTCCGGCAACAACAACCGCAGAGGTAAAGGCCTCGATCCGCTTCGGGAGCAACGAAAAACGTAACCAGCACTTTTAAATTTCAGCAAGATGACAACTACCAAACGAAAAACGCAGCAAGCCCCGGCGATACTGCCGCAGATTGTAATTAAACAGCCGCAGCGAAAAACATCCGACGTGTCGACCTGGCGAACAGCCCTGCAGGCTGCCGACATGGGGCGCATGAAATTGTTGTACGACCTGTACGAAGATCTCCTGATCGACGGGGTACTGGCCGATGCCGTCGATAAACGGATCGATGCCGTCACCAACTCGCCGATTACCTTCCAGAATGCCAATGGCGAAGAGATTCCCGAAATAACCGATCTGATAGACTCGCCCGACTTTGAAGAGTTGCTGGTCACGATCATGAACGTCCGCTTTTGGGGACGTGCCGCCGGTGAGTTCAGTTTTGCCGACGGTTGGTTCAACTTCGCCCCGATCCCGTTCAAACATATCAGCCTCGACACACAGTCGATACTCATCAACGAGTCGGACGATAAGGGCATCCCTTACGAAGGAGACGACCACCTGATGGTCCTGGGCAAAAAAAGGAACTTTGGATTATTCCTGAAAACCGCTCCGTATGCTATCTGGAAACGTGGCGGATTTGGCGATTATGCCCAATGGATTGAACTGTTCGGTATGCCGCAGCGGGTGGGCAAATATTCAAGCTACGACCCCGAAAGCCGCCGCCTGCTGGTCGAGGCGATGGAACAGGCCGGATCTGCCCCCTGGATTGTAATCCCGAAAGAAAGCGATGTTGAAACCGTGAACAATACCGGAACCGGGAGTTCGTCATCGGCACACAACGAGTTCCGAAAGGCTTGTAATGAGGAGATGCTCATCACCATCCTTGGCCAGACCATGACCACGCTCGACGGGTCGAGCCGCTCGCAGTCCGAAACACACAAGGAAGTCGAAGAAGGAAAAAACAAATCAGACCTGCGCTATGTGCGCCGGGTACTGAACTGGATCGTGGTACCCATCCTCGAAAAACGTGGCTATAAAGTCGCCGGTGGAAAATTCGTCTTCCCCGAGTCGGTCCAGGAACTGACCGTGGAAAATATCTCCACGCTGGCCGACTTGATCGATATCCCCGCCAGCTACATCCACAATAAGTTTTCAATTCCAGAACCCAAAGAGGGCGAGCAAATTGCCAAAAAAAGAACAGCCTCCACCAACCCCCCTCCAAAAGAGGGGGCGAAAAAACCTGGTGAAAGTAACCAGGAAGAGGTCAAGCTGCACGATCAGCTGTCGAGATGGGAAAGGATTGTGGATTTTTTCGTCCACGCCCCGGCGCCGACCGGGGCAGTAAAACAGCAGAGCTTCATCGGCAGATTAACCAGCAGTATCACCGGGAACATTAAACTGTCCGACGGCTATTCCATCAATATCGCCAAGCTGGTAGATGAGGCGCTGCGCGAAATTTACAACGAGCCGGAGAAAGGCTTGGTAAATCCCGGCTTGTTCAACATCACCAACAACGCGCTGCAAAAGGCTATCAGTATCGAGGTGAATCAGGAAGATGACAACTGGGGAAAAACCAACAGCGCCTTTATTCAGCAGTTTCGCGAGAATACGGCTGTGTTTGCCGCTTTCAAAAGTCACCAGGAGCAAAACGAGATGGTCGGTTTGCTGATTGACGAAAAGGGGGAGTTACGTTCGTTCTCTAAGTTCAAAAAGTTGGCGCTGGAGGTCTCAAAGGATTACGACATCAACTGGCTTCGAACCGAATACAACACCGCCGTGCGCTCGGCTCGGGCGGCCATCAACTTCCGCAAGTATCTCGAAACGGAGCATCTGTACCCGAATTTGGAATACATGGAAAGTACAGCAGAACACAAAAGGGGCGATCACCTGGAGTATGTCGGAACCATCCTAATACCCACTTGCCACCATCGAAATGGAACTGCCAGTGCAGTGTGCGGCCTACGAATAAGCCAGCCACGACGGTTCCCGGAGAGAGTGAGCCGGTTGACCCGGTTTTTGCCAACAATCCGGGGCAAACGGCCAAGTTTGTCAACACCGAAGAAACGCCTTACTATCAGCATACCGATGAAGGCTTGCGACAACAGGTGGCAGAGCTGGGGAAACAGCTCGAAAAGTTGCGCCAGTCGCTCGAAGACTTCAAGCTATATAAAGAGTTCGCCAATGGTGGCAAATTGTATCTGCATAACAAGCTCGATAAAAAGGCGGAAGATTACAAGAAAATACTCGGAATATGCAAAGCCGAAGCCAAGCAAGGCAAGCTGGCAGCGATTTATCCACGCTTCTCCAAAACGCTTGGTAATTCCGAATACGAACGTATTTTCTATTCCCTGAAAGATACGCCCTATTGGGGGAAATGCCCCGATTATAGCGTAGATGGCATTTGGTGGGAACACGAAGGCTATGTCACAACCAAGGATATGTCGCAGCCGAAAACGCTAAAAACAACATTCTCAAATATGATAAGCCGGGGGATTGTCCAGTCCGACAGAATTGTCATTGAGGACTGCGGCATTGGCCGTTCATGGGCAAAGCGGAACATCTGGAACCGGGTCAACCGGGAACATCAACAAATAAAAGAGGTGTGGATTAGAAAGGCAGATGGGACACTGGAACTGTTGTATAAAAAAGAAGCGGATTAACCCGAAAGCTAAGCCGCTGAGTCGAATCCGTAGAATCGACATACAAATGTACGAATTAATCTGAATTTTCAAACTATGGACATCAATGAACTTGCACGCCGTTTCCCCGAAAAAATCAAAGAACTGGAGAACTTTGTCAAAGGCGAAGATATCAAGGATCTCGCCGGGGTGGAAGCTGTGAAGCATTATAAAGAGTCGTTTGCCAACGAAGGGTTTACCGATGAGAATTTGCAGAAGTGGCCCGACGTGAAACGGCGCGACCCCAATTCGCCGTGGTATGGCCATAGCGGTCAAACGGGCAAGTTTAGCCAGACACGCACACTGGCTAAAATACTGAACGGGGAAACCGGCGAACTGAAAGAGGCTACCACCTACAGTAAAACAGCAACAGGTGTTCGCGTGTACAACGAAAAGCCGTATGCATCAGTCCACAATTTCGGAGGCATGGCCAAGGTGTACGGTAAGAAAACGTTCCAGATGCTGGCGCGACCGTTCATCGGTAAGTCTTCCGCGCTGATCGGAAACATTAAAACGGAAATAAAGAACCGTATCAAAGACATTTTAAAACCATAATTTAATTTCCTCCCCAGCGGGGAGGTCAGGAGGGGCTTCTTTATGAAAACAATCTACACCGCCGTCATGGAACGGCTCAAAACGCAGGTTCCCGCGCTGAAGTGGATCGAAATGGACATCGGGCAACTCAACCAACAAAATCCGCCCGTTGCTTTTCCGTGCGCCCTGGTAGGCATCAAGCTAACCAGGTGCCAGTCTGTAACCGACAGCTTGCAGGACTGCGAGGCGCGCATCAGCGTTCGCCTGGCGTTCAATACGCAGCTAAATACCGCAGCTGCCGTACCCGATGCGGCCCGTAATACCTCGCTGACTGTTTACGACACCATCGCCGCCGTATACGCTGCCTTGCAGGGATGGGGAACCGATAATTTCGACTCGCTGAGCCGCACCGCCCAGGGCGACGAACCACCCCGAAACGGGCTGTTTATTTATAAGCTGGAGTTCTCGACCTCCTTCGAGGATGAAACGGCCAATCAATAAACAAAAAAGCCCGGCTTTCGACCGGGCTT